CTATGACTGAGCAGTTTAAAATAGATGCTGATGGAACCGTCATAATTTATAACGATTTAACCGTTCAGAAAAGCATTACTCTTTCAGAGCATATTATCCTCGCTGCCAACGAAGTCACGGAACTAGGGAGTCTCTCAAACAAACTTAAAAAACTCTTTGCCAAAGATGCTGATTTCTCGGGTCAAGTGACGCTTTCGCCTACTTTTTCAGCGAAAAACCCAAACGCCAATCATGGTGTGACAGATATCTCCAATACAAATACTCCGCTGTTGGTGGTCACAGACAATGAAAATGTTAAGTTTTATTCCTTGGCTACAGGCGGATACAAACCCGCTTTAGAAATTAAGGGCATCATCCAGGCAGGGAATACCTCTAATTTTGGGGCTGTTCTGATTAATGTTATGGAAAAGTCAGGCACTGGCACGGCTCCCGTTTCGGCTGCTGGTACGCTTTTTACCGTAGCTAATCGTAATCAAGAGAGATTTAGCGTTAAAGAAAATGGCGGTGTGTTTTCAGCTTTGGATACCGACTCACTTCAAGTAGTGGATGCTAAGAAAACTGGTGGGGATGGTTCTGGCTGGATTCAAGTCGAAATAGGCGGTCAGACAAGGTATATCAGAACTTATAATTCCATAGGATAACACAAGAACTAACATGAGCTACGAAACAAAAGAATTATTTATTGCTAAACCGAACAAGAACGTGGATACCGCCACGATTCAAGAGGGACTGGTCGTCTTACAGGATTTCTATATGCAAAAAAGCGAGGATGGCCTCTCATTTAAAAAGCGATTCGGATTATCCGAAGTTGTGAATACAGGGCATAACGTACAAGGGGATGGCCTGTATTGGTTTGATTCGATTGATGCCTTTATCTATGTCATTAACGGCCGTATCTATAAAATGGCTCAAAATTATGCACTGACTGATTTAACGGGTGACTTGTTGGTGACGGAGCAATTGGTCTCGTTTGTTGAAAAGTCGTATGGGGGCATTAATTATCTGTTCATGGCGAATGGTGGCAACGTGGTCTATACCAATGGCACGGCTCTTACACAAAAAATAGCATCTATCACGTTCAATGTGTCCTCTATCGTTAATTTCAATAGTTACCTCATTATCAACCGAGTAGGGACTAATTTTTGGTACTACAACCTAGAAGGTCTTTCGCCTGGTCAAACACCGTTCAATTGGAATTTAACGCAAAACATCCAAGCTGAAAGCAACCCCGATGCTATCGATGCCCTTACCGTGGTGAATAACCGTTTGTATATCTGGGGGAAACGGTCATTAGAGACCTGGTATATGGATGCCAGTGCCTTAGTCCCGTTTGCTAATTTACAAACCAGCCAAGTCAAAGAGGGCGTGTTATCTCCATACTCTATCCAAGTAATCAACAAAACCCAACAGGTCTTTTTAGATGAGAATAGACGTGTCCGATTATTATCAGAAGGCCGTATCCTGGAACTCAGCAAAGAGTATGGGCGGGATATCCAAGCGATTAATAATGCCATCGACAGCCAAGCGTTTTATATGTCGCTTGAAGGGAAATCCTTTTACGTGATGAATTTTCCAGAAGCGAACAAAACGTATCTGTACGACATTGACCTGAATATCTGGTCAGAGTTGGGCTACTGGGAAAGTGGTACGTCCACTTATAGCCGATTTAGAGGAATTACCTACGGCTATTCACCCCGTTGGAATAAGCATTTTTTGATGGACTATCAAAACGGCAAGATTTACACCATTTCTAGTGCCTACAAAGACGATAACGGCAACACGATCAATGCCTATATCGAAACAGGAAGCCGCACACACGGTAGTAATGTTTGGAAGCGGAGCAAGAACCTACGAGCCTATATCAAAACAGGAGTGGGCAAGTACAACAACCCAACGAGTAGCCCTTATATCCGATTGACTCACGCTGATAACGGTTCCAATACCTTCTCATCCGTTGTCAATATCGATTTAGGCAATACCACCAGTACAACGGATGATGAAGTCATTTTGATGCGACAAGGGGGGCGATACCGGTCCCGTAAATACCGTATTTATGCGCCCGATTCTACCGACATTGTGATCTTTGGGCTGTTTGAGGAGATTGAATATGGCCACGTTTGATATTAACCCTGTCACGCAGATCGACACAGACGCGTTTAACGCTCTGTCTACAGAAGCCAAACTAGGGCTTTTGCTCGCTAAATTGAATGAACTGATCGACCGAAATAAAACGCTATTAGATGCATTAAGAGGGATGATAAATGACACTCTATAGAGAATTACAAAGAGACGATTACGCGTCCGTTTTAGTCTTAGCTCAAAAGATTATGACAGATATGAACCAAACATTTAACGTGCCAATGGTGGCGAGTCTTGAAGCGATACGCCATGAATTTGACGAACACCTGACAGAAGCTAGCCATATTTTTTATGGCTGTTTTGAATCGGGCGTAATGTTGGGGATTGCGGTGTTTGAAATGGGCGAGGCTTACCACGAAAACAAGACCCTCTCTTTTGTTGAAAAAATACTACATCCTGACCCCACATTGCCCCGATTCAAGCAGGCCCGTGTCCTGATTGACTTGATTCGTTTTATTGAAAAAGTCGCGATCGGAATGAAATCGCCTAGTTATATTACGATTGCCGCACAAGACAACACGGCACTGGCTCCCTACCTTCAACGATGTGGGTATGGGGATAAAGAAATAACATTAAGAAAGAAGGTAAATCATGGGTAAAAACAAAAACTTGAAAGCAGGTAGAGAGGCAGCACTTAGCGAGTTAAATAGGTCACTCCTTCAAACAAAAATAGCGTATAAGAAGAGTCGAGAGTCTACGGGTGAGGCGTATGACGCAGTGGGTAGTCGATTAGCTGATAGTGAAGCGTCTAGTTTTTTCGACCTTATTACCAGTAATGAAGCCGCCATGAATTTTTTAGTAAGTGGTTTAGATCAAGTATCGGGGACGTTAGGGGCATCACTTAGAGCGCAAGAAAACGCCTTGAATGCAGGTGGTTCTCAAGCCAGAGGGTCGTTATCAAGTGGATTACGCAAAACAGCCGATACACTCGGAACCTCGTTGCAGTCACAGGAAGAGACATTTAATCAAGGACGAGAACAGGCCAAGGGGTCTTTAGAAACAGGGATGGGCAATGTCTCTAATACATTAGAAGGCTCGCTCCAATCTGAGCAAGCGACTTTAGATCAAGGTCAAACTCAAGCTCGAACAGATATTTTAGGGAGTTCTGATAAAGCCATTGCGGGGAAAGAGGCAGCCACTCAGCAAGGACTTGACCAATTATCGCCCTATTCTCAAGCTGGAGGGCAAGCCTTGGGAGACTACCAAGCCGCGTTGAAAGACCCCTCTATCATACAAGATTCGGCTGTCTCACGTTACCGAAAAGGGCAACTGGAAGGGGACTTAGCCCGTCAATTGGCGTCAAAAGGATTGCTCAACTCGGGTGCAGCTATCGAAAAATACTATACACCTGGTTACAACCAGATCAATGCAGAAGAATCCCAAAACTACTTTGACCGATTAGGTACCTTACTTCGAGGCGGTCAAGCAGCCGCAACAACAGGGGCAGGGTTATCGGATCGTCAAGGGGATATCTCCGCTCAAGTATACGGAAATAAGGGTCAATCTCTGTCGGCTATTGAGAGAGAAGCGGCCCAAAGTAAAGCGTCTTCACAAAGTGAATACGGGCAACAGTTAGCCGGTTATCAAGACAGAACAGGCAGAGGGTTATCGACTCTTGATCGAGGGACGGCTCAAGATATCGCTAGCTCACAAAGTGAATACGGGCAACAGTTGGCCGGCTATCAAGACAGAACAGGCACAGGATTAGCCTCTATTGATCGAGGGTTAGGTCAAGATATCGCTAACGCACAAAGTGAATACGGCCAACAAATGGCCGGCTATCAAGACAATGCCTCTATTAGCCAATCGAATCTTGCAAACCAACTGGGAGCTAATAAAATCGGTCTAAGAGGGAATTATGACAACGCCTTGAGAACAAATGAGTACGGCTATTCGGATGCGATGAATCGCTTGCATTTGGGAGAAGCAAGCGCAGTCACTAATTTGAATATTCAAAAGGGGAATACGTGGCAAGATTATTATCAAAATAAAGAGACCCCTTACGATAAGGTGAAAAAGGGACTGGCTCTAGGTACAGACATAGCGGGTAAAGTGGCGCAAGTGGCGGGAGTTATGCCTCCAGGGGCGTAAACAGAAGATGATATGCCTACGACAGGGAGTTTTTATAATAAGGCGGGGCATGGAAAGAGGAAAGAATTAGGAGATGAATAATGGGAAAACTTAATTTAGCAGAATCGTATTTGAAAGGGAAAGAATTTGGCCGTCTGTTTAGAGGGGGGTATGAAGAGGATTTAAAGCGTAAAAGAGAAAAGGAAGATGCGACTCTTGCGTATCAAAAACAACTTACAGAAGCCTCGAAGGAAAGCGTCAAACGGAATA